GTACAAATCCAAACAGCCATTTGTTTACACCACTTGCCCAAGTATGGCCTTTGGATGTAAATAAAGAATGGGTAAGTTTGACGGAAGATGAGCAATATCAGTTGTGGCAAAAATGGAATGACTTAGGCGACGGATGGGGCAGTTTTTATGAGTCTATCGAAGCTGCATTAAAGGAGAAAAATCAATGAGCACCGAAGTAACAAAGACGTGGTTTGTAGACGGGAAAATGGTTGAGCAAGCAATACCCGAAGCCGAAATCTACGCTGACATCCACTCATGCCACTACGGATGCCAAAGACCGGGCTGTATCAGCAGGCAACGTGACGAGCTACGCGGATACGCTATGGCGATCTACGACGCGGTGAGGGAGGTTTACCCCGAGCATCGTATGTCGTTTAAGGAAGTGATGGATTTCACAGCAAACAAAATGAAGGAAACAAAATGAACGACACGACTACACCTGAAGAAGACGGCATCAACTACCTGCACATCGCTATCTGTTTAGTGGGGGCTTGCGCATTCGGATCATGGCAGGACTCATACAATGCGGGTCTATTCGCGGCCTGTGCATTGTTCTTACTGTAGTGGCAACACATGACACACACGCTTAACACGGAAAAGACGGTAGCTGTGTCGACAGACACGTACTGGATTCCCATTGACGAGAATACGCCTAGAGGGGTGAAGTTGCAACTGCTGGGTGATGGTGGCGTTGCCATCTATAGTGCGTATTTTGGTGACCCATTTTGGACACACTGGTGTCCGCTACCGAAGATGCCAAATGACTGAACCAACAATCCACAGCGTATTCGACCCCGTAACACAGAGACATGTAATGAACGAGATACAGCAGCCAGCTAGCCCCTTTGAGTGGAGACGTTATGTTATAGAGGAAGCCATCCGGCGTGGTGATTACGTTGGGCCAGTGAGCACAAAACCCAAACGTGTGTACAAGCCGCGGTCAAAGGCGGTAGACTACGTGGCTCAAGGAGACACAGTCAAGTGAGAAAGAAGTACCAACCCAAGCCCATACGCATGGACAACATGGCGTTCGTACAAGCTGGTATCAGATCGTTTGAGACACTACCTGCGGGCACTACACTGCGGGTAAAGAACCACGATGCTCTGAACAACCTGCGTATGGGCATAGCGACTAAAGCAGATATTGAGATGCTGATCGCCGCCTCCAACATGGCCGAGGCAATGCGGCGTATGGGTAAGGGGACTGACTGGGGGAGCGAGATTAATGCGGGACGTGAGGCGTTGCTGATGGCTACTAGGCGTGGTGTGCACACGCTGCGATTTACCCTGAAGGGTGAGGAGCTTAAGGCAATGAACTTGATGATGCAGATACATGACGCCCAGCTAGACGACTGCACAGTGCAGGACGTAGAGAATGCGATCGACCTAGTGACCGAAGAAATTAAACACAAACGCGCAACGCGCATCAAGGAGAAAGCATGAGCTACAACATCACCCCCGAAGAGTTTGACGCACTGGGTGCAATGAAGCAAAACCCCGGCGCAATAGCTGGGCAGCAAAACACCCGTGGACTGCAAGAACAGCAGAACAGCGTTACCGCACACATGGCGTACCTCGCTAGGAAAGCAGACTACGACGAGGCGTATTGGAAGAACCAAGCAGAAGGAAACAAACGTATGAGAGCAGCAGTAGACGCTATGGCTTTCACGCAAACCGTAGAACAAAGAATCCGTATTGACCTAGACGAACGTAAACGACAGCAAGAGGAAGGGAACAAACGTATGAAAGCCGCAGTAGACGCAATGCCACTGGGTGGCCCCCTCACATCCAACGCACTGGGTAAGCAGATAGATGGTGGGCACTACAAGGACTTAAAGATTCAGCCTATCGAGTACATCCACGCCAACAACATCCCGTTTGCGGAAGGGTGCGCTATCAAGTACCTGACTCGCTGGCGCTCCAAGGGCGGCGTCAAAGACTTGGAGAAGGCCAAGCACTTCATCGAGTTGCTGATCGAGTTGGAGTCACGTAAGTAATGGCCTCAACGCCAGAGATTCTTGTAAAAAAGAAGGTACACGCCGCGTTGAAAAGCGCTGGCGCGTATGCGGTCAACTACATAGGCGGCATGTATGCCACTAGTGGTACGCCTGACATTCTGGCGTGTCTACACGGTCGGTTCATTGGCATAGAGGTCAAGGCGGGTAAGAACAAACCCACTGATTTGCAGATACATGCCCTTAAGCAGATTGACAACAGTACGGGTCTTGCTTTGGTGATTAACGAGGAGAACTTGTACTACCTAAAGGAGTGCTTAGAAGATGTCCACAACGCCAAATCCAATTACGAACTTTTTGCAAGAAAAGTTAAAGACGCCGACTGGTGAGATACAGCGCCGGATAGATCGGCGCATACGTGACCGTGCCAATGAATTGAAAAGAAAGCAGAAGAATGAAGACCCTAGTAATCGACTTTGAATCTGCGTGGAACTCCAAGGACTACACGCTCAAACGCATGTCTGGTGAGGCGTATATACGTGACCCGCGTTTCAAGGCATTCGGCCTGTGCGCTAAATATCTTGGCTCGACAGAACCCCCTATGTGGATCAGTAATAAGGACATCCCCGAGTGGGTTGCGTCTATTGACTGGACTCAGACTGCGACCATTGCGCAAAATGCGATGTTTGATAACGCCATCCTTGCGTGGGTATATGGTGCGGTGCCGGTGGCTATGTTTGATACGCTCAGCATGGCGCGGGCGCTGCGGGGTGTGGATGCTGGAGGAAGTCTGGCAGCGTTGGCGAAACACTTCGGCTTGCCACCCAAGGGCGATGCGGTGCACAGCACAGATGGACTGACCGAGTTGACCCCCCAGATCGAGAAGGAGTTGGCTGAGTACTGTGCTCATGATGTGTGGCTGTGTGAGCAGGTGTTCAAGAAGTTCATGGAGCAGGGCTACGCCAAGAGCGAGTTGAAGTTGATCGACATGACGGTGCGTATGTTTGTGCAACCCAAGCTGGAGCTTGACCTCGATATGCTGACGGCTCACTTGCATGACGTGAAGACCACTAAGGACAACCTGCTCATCAATGCTGGAGTCGATCGTACCGAGTTGGCCTCTAACCCTAAGTTTGCTGCGTTGCTGGAGCGGTTCGGCGTAGAGGCTCCGAGGAAGGTCAGTGCCAAGACAGGTAAGGAGACATGGGCGTTCGCTAAGACCGATGAGGGGTTCAAGGCGTTGGCTGAGCATCATGATCCGTTAGTGCAAGCACTGGTAGCAGCGCGTCTGGGTACTAAGTCGACACTGGAGGAGACGCGCACTGAGTTGTTTATCCAAGCGGCTAAGCGCGGTAAGTTTCCGATTCCGTTGAAGTACTACGGTGCGCGTACTGGGCGTTGGTCGGGTGAGGTGTACAACATGCAGAACATCCCGCGGGCATCGAAGCTGAAGTACGCCATTCGTGCGCCAGCTGGTCAGGTGCTGGTCGGTCTTGACTTGTCTAACATTGAGCTACGTGTTGGACTGTGGTTGGCGGGGCAGACTAAGCAGTTGAAGATGTTGGCTGACGGCATGGACTTATACAAAGACTTTGCCTCTAGGGTGTTTGATGTTGCGTATGAGGATGTTAATAAAGATCAGCGGTTCATCGGCAAGACATCGCAACTATCACTCATCTATGGCGTGGGTCATGTGAAGCTGCGATCAGCCGTCAAGACGGGATCAGGAATCGACATCGGCGAGGAAGAAGCGCGGCGTATTGTCAGTATGTACCGAGAGGACTATTCATCCGTTGCTGGCGCGTGGAAAGAGGGAGAGCGGGTGCTGCGTAGTGTGTTCTTGGATACGAGCATGGAGTATGGGAACGGCGGCATCATCAAGGTCGAGGGTAACAAAGGTTGTATGTTGCCGTCAGGTCTATTCATGCAGTACCCCGGCCTAGAGAAAGTGCAAGTGCCAGACAAGATCAACCCCGAGATAATGCGGTCGCAGTGGGTGTATCACACGCGCAAGGGGCGGGAGGGTTTGTATGGGGCAAAGGTATTCCAAGGTCTCACACAAGCGTTGGCTAGGTGCGTGATGGGTGATGGCATGTTGCGTACGGCTAAGCGGTATCCTGTGGCATTGACGATTCATGATGCTGAGTATTTCTTGGCCCCGGAAGCGGAGGCTGCAGAGGCACTGGCGTTTGGGCATAAGTGCTTGTGTATACCGCCTAGCTGGGGTTTGGACATTCCACTGGACGCTGAAGGTGCGTATGGTGTGACACTTGGTGATTGTTAAATGGTAAACTCTTGGCACAAACAACACTGGTACCCTCCATGATCTACTCGTACTCGGCTATTAAAGATTTTGAATCCTGTCCGCGTAAATTTAATGAGGTACGGAACCTTAAAAAGTTCAAGTCGCAAGACACGACAGCCACCCTGTACGGCACTGCGGTACATTTAGCATTTGAAGAATTGATAAAAGATGGAAAAGAACTTCCACAAAGTTTTGCACACTACGCGCCATTCGTGGAGCCTCTTGCCAAGCTCAAGGGTGACATCCGATGTGAAGAAAAACTGGGTATCAAGAAGGACTTCACACCGTGTGACTTCTTTGCCAAGGACGCATGGTTCCGAGGTATCCCAGACTATCTTGCCCTTAACCACGAGTCGGGGGTTGCACGAGTAGCTGACTACAAAACAGGTAAGTCGAGCCGGTTTGCAGATAGTGCGCAGTTGGAGTTGATGGCGGCGTTGATTATGATTAACCACCCTAAGATCAACACGGTCAAAGGTGTTCTGTTGTTTGTTGTGGCGGGTGACATCATCAAGTCCGAGTACACACGTGAGCAACTACCCACGATCTTGTCCAAGTGGGCTGGTCGGGCTAACGCGATTGAGGTGGCTGGGGATGTGGGTGTATGGAACCCCAAGTCGAGCGGTCTGTGCAAGTTCTGCCCTGTTACGCCAGCGGCATGCGAGTTTAGATAAGGAGACAATCATGGCTACCAAACCACGAGATTACAAAGCGGAATATAAAAATTTTCAGGGTAAACCCGAGCAGATCGCCAATAGGTCAGACCGGAACAGCGCACGGCGTATATACACCAAGGCGCACGGAACGATCCCAGAGGGCGACGATATCGACCACACCAAGGCTATGTCCAAGGGTGGGAAGACCGCATTGGGCAACCTACGTGCAGTTCCGAAGTCTGAGAACCGAAGTTTTTCCCGCACCAAAACTGGTGCAATGAAGTCTCAAACCAGTAAATCCGAGCGTACGCGCTCCAAGTAAGGTATAGTCCACTTAACGGTGCAGTTGCCGTTTTGGTCGGATAGTTCGCTATCCGGCCTTTTCTTGTCGCCTAATCAAAAAACTAAACTCTGTCCATATGCAAATCATAGACAACAAGGCCATTCTTTTCGTCACGAAGAAAGCCCATCAGATCACGAGTCTCATCCCGAAATCCAAGATACTTGAGTCCAATGGAGAGCTATCAAAAGTGCTGGTTCATTGGGGACTAGACGAGGTGCAATTGCTACGCAATCTGGGTATTAAGGAAGTGCCAAGCCCTATCTTGGGTAAGTACAACTGGCCGGGGGTGTACACACCGTTCGACCATCAGCGCACCACAGCCGACTTCTTCACACAGCACACACGTTGCTACAACTTCAGCGAGGCAGGTACGGGCAAGACCAGTGCAGCAGCGTGGGCGGCTGACTACCTCATAACACAGGGTAAGATCAAACGCGTCCTCATCGTGTGCCCCGTGTCGATTATGGACACCGCATGGAGGGCTGACTTGTTTCGGATAGCCATGCACCGTTCGGTTGCCATTGCGCAGGGTACTAGGCTGCAGCGCATTGCTGTGGTTAAGGGCAACTACGAGTTTGTCATCATCAACTTCGATGGTGTGAAAGTTGTAAACGCGGAATTGGATGCAGCTAATTTTGACCTCATCATCATTGACGAAGCGAACGCGGTTAAGAACGTGGCTACAGACAGATGGAAGGCTTTGTTTGCGCTCATCAAACCTACGACTCGCTTGTGGCTAATGACAGGAACCCCAGCATCGCAGTCACCGGAGGACGCATATGGCCTAGCCAAGATGTTGAACCCGGCATCAGTACCGCGGTTCTTTGGCGCATGGCGGGACAAAGTGATGACCAAGATTACGCAATACAAATGGATTCCGCGGCAGGACTCACAGGACACAGTATTCAAGGCGTTGCAGCCAGCTATCCGGTTTACGAAGGACGAGTGCCTTGACCTGCCCGACATGCTGTATTCCGATCGGGATGTGCCGTTGACTGCGCAGCAGAACAAATACTACGATGCGATCAAGAAACAGATGATGGCCCTAGCTGCGGGTGAGGAGATTACCGCGGTCAATGCAGCGTCCATGCTGAACAAGCTGCTTCAGATTTCGCAAGGCGTGGCCTATACGGATACTAGGGAGGTTGTGGAGTTTGACGTGAGCAATAGGGCCAACGAGTTGATGGATGTGATCGAGCAGACACCGCACAAGATCATTGTGTTTGTTCCGTTCCGTCATGCTATGGCTAAGGTGCAGGATGAGTTGGCTAAACGCGCTTCCAAGTTACAGGCGCTACATGCTGTTGATGGTGGTGGGTATGAGGTCGACTGTATCCACGGTGGTGTGCCAGCGTCACAACGAGCAGAGATTATTAAGCGCTTTCAGACGGAGAACACACTGCGTATTTTGCTGCTGATCCCCCAAGCGGCGGCGCACGGGATCACGCTTACTCGGGCTGACACAGTTGTTTGGTGGGGGCCGGTATCTTCAGCAGAACTTTATTTGCAGGGTAACGCCCGTGCCCATCGCGCTGGTCAGAAAAACAAAGTGACTATCGTACGAATGCAGGGTAGCCCAGTTGAGAAACGAATGTATGCAATGCTGGACGGGAAAGTCGATTCGCATCAGACGCTGGTGGATTTATATAAACAGGAACTTGAAGATAATACTTGACACTGTCGCTTAACAGTGTATACTTCTACAAATCAACAACACAAGGAACCGATATGGCAGATGCAGCAAACCTAGTCAAAGTTTACGTCAAAATCAGAGACGCCAAGGCGGCTAAGTCAAAGGAGATGGACGAAGCGATCGCCGCGTTGGACGCTCAGTTGGAAGTCATTGAGCAGGAGCTTTTGGAAATCTGCAAAGAGACAGGGCAGGATGGCGGCAAGACAGAATTTGGTTCGTTCACACGCAAGGTGAGCACACGTTACAACCCGACAAATTGGGATGCAATGTACCGCTTTGTTAAGGAACATGATGCCTTTGATTTGCTAGAACGCCGTGTTTCACAATTGAACTTGAAGACATTCCTACAGGAAAACCCAGACACTATGCCAGAGGGTTTAAACGTAGTATCGAGGTATGCAATCACCGTACGGAGGACTACAAAGTAAAGTAAGCTATACCCCCTCAACCCAATTTCTACATTTAATTTAACTGGATTTATATGAGCAACATTACACTTTTTTCTGCTGGCGGCGCTGTACCTGATTACCTGCGTGGCATTGTTGATGACACGACTAAAGAACTTGCTGGCGGTGGCGGCGGCAAACAAATCTCCATCAAAGGCGGCGTCTGGCGCATGATGGTCGGTGGCGAAGAAGTCGCAAAGAACGAAGAACGCGCTATGAACCTTGTGGTTCTGGCTTCCGGCAAGGGCATCACCCGCACCTTCTACGCTGAAAAGTACGAAGAAGGCAAAGCTACAACCCCTGCATGCTGGTCTGCTGAAGGTGTTGTTCCTAACACTGAGGTGCCTGAACCCCAGTCGAGCGCATGCGCTACATGCCCACAGAATATTGAAGGTTCTGGTCAAGGCAAATCCCGCGCATGCAGTTTCAGCAAGCGTTTGGCCGTGGCTCTTGAAGGCGATATCAGCGGTAACGTATACCGTATTTCAGTCCCAGCTAAATCATTCTTTGGTAAAGCTGAAGGCGAGAAGATGCCCCTGCAAGCGTTTGGCAAGTTCTTGGGCGGGCACGGTATTCCAATTACCGGCATCGTTACTGAGGCTCGTTTTGACACGTCTGAGGCTGTCCCAGTGCTTAAGTTCCGCGCTGTGCGTCCGTTGAGCCAGACCGAATGGGAAGCCGCCAAGTTGCAGAGCCTGACCGATGACGCCCGCCAAGCTGTGGAGTTTAAAGTCACACAGGCTAAAGCTACCCCAGCACTGGCCTTGCCGTCAACGTTTAGCGCAGCACCTAAGATTGAAGCCGCTGCCGAGCCAACTAAGCGCCCAAGCAAGAAGCCTGAAGTTGCTCCTACACCGAGCAAAGACGTAGCTGACATCTTGGACAATTGGGGTTCTGACGATGAATGAAAGTAGGGGCTATAGCACCGTTCTTGTAGCGCGTGTCATGGCAGCTGACTCAAGACTGATCGCCGTTAGGCTGGCAAAAGTGTGCTTCACACACAACATGCCGGTGCTTGATGTAGCGAAACGTCTTGGTGTCAGTCGGGCATCGGTGTACAGCTGGTTTAAATGCGAAGCGTACCCGAGAAAAAGTTACCACGAAGACATAGAAGCTTTGGTGGCAGAACTCTCCGCCGAATAGCATATACTTTCGCGCTTGGGGCTTGACTACGCTGATCCCGTAGTGACACGGCAGAGCACGGACTGCCGCCCCATCCTTTTTTCCGTCATACCCCGTGAGGTTACGTGCATAATTTTCTAACAACAATACTCCCTACGCAGGGTGTGTACTGCTCATTTGCCGCTAAGGATGGACAAGTACGCCAGACCTTCTGTGACTCCATAGACGAGTTGGCAGATGTGAACGAGGCGCACGATGCCAAGGGCTTTGACGCATATCAAGCGTTAGCTACCTTCAAGACCCGTGCTGATGGCCGCACACAGGGCAATGTCGCATTCTTGCGCACCATATTTTTAGAGATTGATTGCGGCGCTGGTAAGCCATACGCAGATCAAGCTGCAGCCATGCTGGCTCTTCGCGCATTCATAGACAAGCACAAGTTACCTACACCCACCATAGTTGGCTCGGGCGGTGGTGTCCATGTGTACTGGGTGCTTGACCGTGATGTGACCGTTGATGAATGGTTGCCCGTAGCCAAGTCTCTAAAGACGTTATGCCTGAGTGGTGAGCTAGATATTGATCCTGTAGTGTCGACAGACAGCGCACGAGTTCTGCGCATGCCGGGTACGCATAACTACAAACAGGACGTATCGCGCTTGGTGTCCATAATGCACACGGGCAAACCTATAAGGTTAGAAGATTTCGCTGCGCTGTTGCCAGCAGCGCCCATGATGGTCGACTTCAGTTCCGTAAAGGGTGGATTCGATTCCACTACGAGCGATTTAGCGGGTTTAGACTACCCAGATAGCAGCTTCCTTAAGATCGCACAACGCAGTATAAAAGGTACTGGCTGCGCACAGATTGCGTTTATTTTGAATAATGCAGCTACGCTGGAGGAACCATTGTGGCGGGCTGGCCTGTCTATCGCTACCGTGTGTGTGGATCGTGAAAAGAGTATCCATAGGATGTCTAAACCGCACAGCGGGTACTCCTATGAAGCAACGGAAAAGAAAGCCGCGGAAACTAAGGGGCCGTACACATGCGAGTGGTTCAAACAGAATTCCCCCACTGGGTGTGAGGGTTGCGCCCACAAGATTACCAGCCCTATATCGCTGGGGCGTGTAGTTGTCGAGTCAGAGGTTGTGGATGACGCTTACGTTGTAGAAGCCCTGATTGATCCTGACTTAGACCCAACGGCAGTAGCTGTGCTGGTGACGATTCCGAAGTATGTCTTTCCTTATTTCCGCGGGTTAGCTGGCGGAGTTTATTTAAAGACCAAAGATAAGGCTGGCGATCCTGTCGACCTTGAGGTGTACCACCGTGACTTGTACCTGACCACACGTTTCTATGACCTTGATAAAGAAGGCGAAGGCGATGGCGAAATGGTGGGCATCAATCTGCACCTTGAGCACGATGGCGTGCGTAGGTTTCATTCACCCATAACGGCCCTATTCTCTCCAGAGAAACTGCGGGACACCTTAGTTAAGCACGGCGCTATTGCCTACGGAAATCAAATACCACTAATCATGAACTACTTCGGATCAACCATCAAACAACTTCAATCCCAATATGCAGCCAATAGGACACGCAGTCAGATGGGCTGGACGGACGATATGCAGGGCTTCGTCATCGGGGAATTGGAGTACTCAGCTTCTGGCCCACGCTTAGCCCCACCGGGCAGCGGGACACGCCAATTCGCGTCACTGTTCCACCCTAAAGGTACGTTGGAGAACTGGTCCAAGGTTGCTAACTTCTATAACCGTCCGGGAATGGAAGCACAAGCACTGGCCCTTTTCTTTGGCTTCGGCTCACCACTGCTTAAATTTATTGGCGGCAACACCGTAAAAGGCGCTATGGTTAACTTGATGTCCAACGCATCAGGCACTGGCAAGACAACTGCGCAGATGGTTATCAACTCGCTCTTTGGAAACCCCAAGGATTTGCTCATGGACAAGAACGACACGCAAGCGTCCAAGTATCACAGGCTGGGTATGATGAACTCCGTGGCAAGTACTGTCGACGAGATTACCAACATGCTTGACCTAGAGTTATCAGACTGGGTGTACGGCACAACCGCGGGGCGAGGCAGACACCGTATGGAGGCGCAGTCGAACAAGCTACGAGCCAACGGTAGCACATGGTGCAACATCACCGTCACGTCTAGCAACTCGTCCATCATTGACAAGCTGAGCCAACTCAAGAGCACATCAGACGGTGAGTTGAGGCGCGTACTGGAGATATTTGTGCCGCCTATTACTGGCGTCAGTAAGGAAGAATCAGATGAAATTTTTAACCTGTTGAATGACAACTACGGCCACGCTGGCCCGATCTTTATCAATGAGATATTCAAAGACAAAGAAGCTGTCATAGCCGCACTCAAGAAGATGCAAGCTACGCTGGATGCTGACTTGAATCTGTCCCAATCCGATCGGTTCCACTCGTGCATCTTGGCTTGCGCTTTTGTCGGTGCGATGATTGCCCGCAGGCTGGGTCTGCATGACATCGACGTTGATCGCATCTACAAGTACGCTTTGAACCTGATCAGCAACAGCCGCATCTATACCGCTAGTGCAGTGGGTGATCCGCTTACCATCGCTCAAGAGACTTTGACCTCGTACATCAACGAGAATATCAATGGCATTCTGGTCATCAATAGCATCGGCAAAGGCGGGATTCCATCGGCACCAATCCGAGATATACGGGGCAACCAGTTGAAGATTCGGTATGAGCCGGACACCCAAAATCTGTTTGTTGTATCCGCAGATTTCAAGCGGTATTGCCAGAGCAAGCAGGTAGACGTGCAGCGAAGTTTGGCGTTGTTTGTCAAAGCCGGATTGATACGGCATGAGGGCGGCGAGAAATCTAAGCGCATTGGCTCTGGCGCTGTGTCGGGTGTACCCTCACTGCCCACACGGTGTTTCTGTTTTGATGGTCGGGCGATTGGCCTAGACGTCACTCAGTTCGCTCCAGATGTTAAACCTTGAGCCGGAAATAATCACGCTGTTTGACATCCAGTATTTTGTGGATTGGAAGAACTTGCAGCTTGGCGGTTCTTTCTTTCTGCCAACTACGGCTACGGCCAAGATGGTGCAGCGGATACTCAAGCCCTACGAGCGCGTGTTAGACATGCGGCTAGAGGTGCACAACCGTACCGAATATGGCAGGTACGGTGTGCGTGTGTGGCGCTTGGGTTAGAGGTTCATCGCGGTCTTAATTTCTCGCACCCATTGAACACTAGCGAGTTGGGCAGCTTTGAGGTCTTTAATCATCTCGGCCCGTTTCTCTTTGTCCGGTTCAGCAGCTGCACCATTCTCGCTTTCTAGGAACGTCACAGCAGCCCGCATCTTGCCCAGCGAGTGGATGGTGTTCTGCACAGACTTGTTCAGCGAGAGTTCCCCAACGTGCGTTTCCGCATATTTAACCGCGGCATCAATATCGGTTTCGGCCAGTTTGTTCATAGTCGCCACAGCACCGCTGGTCTTAGCGTTCAGGTCATAGAACTCATCCATCCGTCTAGTACCAGCAGACTCGCCAGTCTCATACATAAAGTTGCTCAGCACGGCCCACTTCTCGATCGGTTTGTCAGCCCTGTTCGGGTTAATCATGCTGTCAGTCATGAGTTTGACTAGCGCCGACGAGGAACCGAAGTACCCATCAAGCGTGTTGTCGATCATGATTGGAGACACAAGAACTTTGCGATCGGTAATGGATGCAGTGAAATCTGCAATTGCCGTAGCTAGTGACGATGTGTTCCCAGACTTACGTTGATCGGCGTCCAATACTTGCTGGTGTGCACCCTCAAGAGTGCGGCCAGTGAGGAACGAATGGTTGGTAAAGGCTTCGATCAGTGGTTTGACTGCCTGCGGAATTGGGACAACGCGGCCTGCGAAGTTCTCGTATATGTTACCCATCGCATTCATTACAGCATCGTTTGCTGTAAGTTCTTCTTTGGTGCCACTACGACTCATGTACTCAACCAGATTCTCAGCAGTCACTTTGAACAGCGCTGCGTACTCACCCGGCACAGGAATCTTGATACCACCACCGACTATCCAGTTGTTGTTGCGCGTGCGCAGGTTCATCTTCTTGTAGTCTTCGTCGTCCTGCATCATGAACGCATAGGCAAGGCTGAACGCAAACACTTGTGCGGCACGTGTGGCAAACATCTTCTTGGCCGCGGCCTGAGATAGGCCCATGCTGGAGTCGAGTCCCATCGCGTTACGGTACACCAAGTCAGTGCCCTGTATGTACGCATTAAAGAACGGGATCGTGGCGATCATTGTGCTGATGCCTTGAGAGGAGCCCTTGCGGCGGAAGTTGATTAACTCACGAGCACGAGTATCAGCCAGCAGCATATCGCCAGTTTCCGCAAGCGTTTGCGTATGCACAGCGGCACGAACCGCCAAGTCAGACGCCCGTGTGATGATGTCAAGCCGGTGCATCAGTCCACTAGCCAAGCTGCGTTTCTGTAGCCCCATAGTCTGCATCAGGTACTTGGATGCTTCTTGGTGGTTGGAGTCCACCTCACCCAAAATACCTTTGGAGGCAAACTTAGCGATAAGCGGGTGCTGCTTGCCCATCATCTCAGACGTTACGATGCTGAAGAAATTGCCTAACGATTTGCCTATCAGGGCCGCAGGGTTCTTCACACCGGACGTAAAGACTGCACGCTGCACGTCATCTACAACTTGTTTCAGCGCAAATGGCGGCAGGGCCGTAACTGTGGTGCGCAGGACGTTGGATACTTGGCTGGCTATCTTTACCATGCCTGTTGGCGGCGGTGTTGGGTCAGCGAATGCCATCTTGTCGTACTTAGTCGGCAGTTCATAGTACGCTGGCTCACCCTTGATCCACACCTCCTGAATAACTTTGGATGTTGATGCAGCCTTGGCCGTTGTGCTATCGCCCGGTAGCCTCTTGAACCCAATGTTCATTGTGGCTAGGTCTTCTAACGCCGTGCGGGTAGCATCCGTTATGGTTACTTGGCGCAGCATCCAGCTAATTGTGTTGACGTAGTTATCGAACACATCGCCAACAGGGCGTTCAAGACTACCTTTGAGTTCTGGGATTTTCCCGTACTGCCCGATACCGCGTCCCGAAGGCTTTTTGATACGAGTAAACACATCAGCGGGGCCGGTAGCACGATCGAACGGAACGTACCCGACGACATCACGCCATGCAGTAGCTGCTTCGGGGGTCAGTCGACCGACCTTCTCCATGAGGTTGACCAGCTGGATACGTGGTGCGTCCATCAGTTTGCTGATTTCCTGCAGAATGGGAGTGCTACGGTATGTAGCCATCTGGGTGTTGATGTCAGCATCGCTCATGTGCAGTTTAAAGTCTGTACCCATAGTCCGGTTAGCTGTTCGCATGCCATCAAGACGCACACCCTCAAGCACAACGCTGGCATGCCGCTTCGCTGTTTCAACGTCCATACCTTCAGCCTTTGCCAAGCGTTCGAGGGCTTTGAATACTTCAGCAGCGGGCTTAATATTCGGGTCTTTGAATACTTCATACAAGCCAGTAAGCGTGTCTTTGCGAAAGCCGCCGTCCAGCATAAACTGGGTGACAAACTTGCTCGTATCAGCAGCCTGACGCATAGCAGCCAGCGGGTTTAATTGGGTGCCTAAACGGACTGCGCCTTTGTACTTGGTATTGAGTTTTTCTGCAACCGAAGCCATAGAGTCTGTAATAAGCGTCCGGACTTGTGTGGAAGTCTTTGACGGCGCATCTTGGCTTGGAATCTTAGCTGTTTGCTTGGCTGTGATTGCTTTTGACGCAGCAGAAATCGAACTCTTGCTGACGCTAGGAGCAGTCTTGCCTTTTGGTGCACCTTTGGATTCACGAATAGCAACAGCTTCGGCCATTGCCAGCATGTCGCGCACGGAGATATCGTTCAACCCGAAGTCTGTACCTAACGCACGGTTAACCGCTGACACGAACGATGCCTTAACCTGACGCCACAGGGTACTGATAGGGCCAGCTTTGGGGATCGTACCGTCAGCTGCAGCACGCGCAATTTCTTCAATGAAGTACGCTGACAACTCATCGTCGGTTGCTGTGCCTTCTGGGACACGAGCCAAAGCTTTCCTAGCCATTGTGCGTTCGATACTGGCTGTGGCACTCTGAGCCATCGCTTTAATCCTGCCCGGCAGGGACGCGTAGTTCTTCTCACCGAGCATGGCTTCAAGGCCCATGTGATCGCCAACCTCATGCAGCAGCACAGACATAGCCGTACCCTCATTGATCGCATCGGCGTACAAGGTAGCCACATCACCTTCAAAATTACCAGCTTCGTTTTTTGTGGAACTCTTGGTCTCGATCTTCAGCTTGCCTGACTTAATCAGGCGCTGCACGGCACGTCCCACACGGCTAGTGTCTTTGGCAAGCTCGGCAGTCAAGTCCTCGGCAGTGCGGCCAGTGCTGATACCGATAGAACTCTTTTTGCGGTACGACGCTGGGGCTTGTTCTTCCGTTGTGGTAGCACCCGTCGTAGATGGACCACGCCAATCGAATGGGCTTTTGGCTGCAGGTGCTGCGGCTGGTGGAGTTTCTTCTGTGACGTTAGTCGCACCGGGCTTAAACAGTTGGGCAAACGGATTATTTACTGTAGCTGCGCCCGGTCTTTTAGGCACATTTCTTGTGACAACATCATTGCTAGCAGGTGCCAATCCGACTGGCTTAGCTTGGACAGGTTTTCCGGTGGGTTCAACGCTTGGAACGAGTCCAGCACCACGTTCATTTCCGGCAGGCTGGCTAGGAACCCCCACGCTTGGCTTACTTCTTGGGACTCTAACGATTGGCTCAGGTGTAGCGGGTAGGACATCAGTTACTTCTTGAATGATTGTTTGCAGGATTTTAGCCCGCGGGTCTTTACCCTGCACCAAGGTTGGGTCTTTGACTACTAGCGCCTTGATTTCTTCTGGTGTTTTACCTACTACATTTGTAAGCAGCCAGCCCTTAGATGTTTTCATTGGGATGTTGATATCTGCGAGGTCTTTAGCAGTGATCGTTTCTGGGGCTACTTCGCCCTGTATTGGGGCCACAGGGGCTGGTTTGGCAGCAGGAGCACGGCGCAATCCCAACGTTGCCTGCCCTGCGGTTTCCAGTTCTTTGTTTGTAGGCGGTGTGATCCCAGCAGTGCGCAGGTCTTCCGTAGTGCCTTGCAGGCCAGCATCCGAGATAACATCGGCCAGACCAACAGGAGCTTCTTTAGGCGGCGTTGTCGCTGGCCCTGTGATAGTACCTTCAGGCTCCATAGCGCGAAAGCCCATCTGCTCCATGTTTGTTGTGTCGCCAGTGAATGCCTCAGTAGCCTTAGCTTCTTTCTCAGTGTCAGCAGCGCGGCGTTCAGCGGTATTAGCAGCAGTCAGAGCCTCGGTACGAGCGGTCACATCGGCGACATCACGATTTTTTAGCTCTTGAGTGACTTCGGCTAACTTCGCGGTAACGCCCGGTGAGGTATCACCCTCGGCGATCATTTGTTTGAGCTTCTGCTGCACCCCAATCAGGGCGTTCATTGGTAGCTCAGATGCCTGCATTGCCTTTGGGCCTTCAGCGGCGGGGGCTGCTTCTGGTGCGGGTGTGGCTTCCGGTGCAGTCTTCTGCATAGCCCCTGTGACACCGCCCATACCCACGCCGCCAACCGCGGCCATACCAGCAGTGCGGCCAAGATTCTCAGTAAGACTCTGCTCTGGTTTTACCTCGCGCATGGCAAGGTTCTGTCCAAACTGACCGCCTGTTTCTTCAACAGTTTCGCCAATGGTTTCACCCAAAGCTGTTTTGCCAGCGTTGGTTAGTCGACCCGCAGTGCCCTGTGCACCAGCGAAAGATTCTTCCAAACGTTTAGCGCCGGGAAGTCTTTGGGCCAAGAGCGACACAAGCGCACCTGAAGCTCCTGAAGCACGAGCCAGATTTATTGCGCTATCTTTGGCATCTTTAGGGTCAGCCCCCTTGGAGATAAGTTCTTTGTAGATGGCATCATACGTCTGTGCGCCTACGTCGGCACCTTGCTGCACGGCTCCAGCACCCACAGCGGCTTTAGCGCCAGCTTTAATACCAGCGGCAGCAGCTTCTTCAGCGGCCAGTCCTTTGGCAGCAGTACCTGCAAGGGCAGCGGCTTTACCGATCTTTGCAGCCCCGAATGGGATTAGCATTTGCGGCGCTTGTTCAGCCAAAAAGTTCACGAGCAGGGCAGGGTCTTTAAGGGTTTCCCAGAACGCAGTGCCAGCGGCAGATACTTGGCCCTTTTCTTCGGCGGCTTGAATTTTCTTCTCACGTTGCGCTTCACGTGCTTTGAGTCCAGTAGACTTTAGGCTTTCGCCATACTTGGAGATATCTTCGCCAAGACCCAGTGCGCCCGTCTTCTCCATATTGCCTGTTGCCAAGCCGTATAGCTGACCGGGAAGTTGAACAAGGCTACCCGCACCCGAGACAACACCAGCGCCAATATCCTGCGCAGTCTCACCCCAAGTACGTTTGGTTGAGGCAGGTGGCGGGGGCGTAGCCGACCTACTTGCCCGGTATGCCGCAGCAACAGTATCAAATTCTTGGGTTCCTTGCAGAGCTTGGTTATCTACAATCCATTGAGCATACTGTTCTGCGGTAGCCATTATTTTTTGCCTTTGTTCAGGATTGCGTCTGCTGCACTAAACACCTTATTATCGCCGTCCGCAGGGGCAGGGGCTTGACCCCGTAACTGAGCAAGGATTTTAGGGTACGTTTCGGCGGCAAGGTCTTCAGCTGACCTGTCTTTGTACTTTGTCAGACCAAGCGGAGTTTTCATAATTTCAGTAGCCGCCTTCATAGCCAAATTCATAGCCTGCTGTTCTTCAGCGCGGGCAACTGTCGCGGCCAATCGGTCTTTCCGTTCTGTTGCATTAACCCCTGCTAATGCTGCGGCGGCTTTCCGGGCAGTATCGGCAATTTGCATACGGGCTTTAGTAGCCTCATCGTGTGTGATGAGTGACGCACCTGTTGTTTGAGCGGCTTTCTGTGCGGATCGGATGTCATCAATGGATGACTCAATAGCTTTGAGTTTGCCAATATTATTTTCTTTGCGGGCTTTGTCTGCTTCGTCTAGCAGGGCATTAAGGCTACCCATGTTCTTGACGTCTTCAGTTCGATATCCAGCGCGTGCCGCGTCTACTGCAGCACCAGTACCTTTAAATGCACCACCAAGACCGCGTTCGTGAGTATTTTGGCCCATGCGCTGCAAGAGAGTCATTAAGTCACTTGGACGTTCACCCGCTTGTTTTTCTTGCAGTGCGCGAAGACCTTCAGTGCGCTTGCTTCGCTCAGCGATAGCAGCCAAATTCTCTTTGCCCACCGTGTCTTCATAGCGCTTACCACCAGCAATACCACCGGCCTCTTCATTTTTGTCTAGGTCACGATTTACGCCCGCAAGCAGCTTGGCTTTTAGAACATCCATTGGGACGTCCTGCGCGGTTTGAGGTGTCGCGGCTTGTCGTGCTTGGCCCGGTTGGGTTCCGCCTAGACCTTGATTGCGTGGTGCGGGTGCTGGTCGTGCTGGTGCTGCCGGTTGTGCGGGGGTTGCCTCTGGCCGCGCATCTAGGTCATATGTTGGGTTGGTCGTAGCCGCGGCTTCTTGCGCACGATTTTTGTCCAGATTTGGGGTTGGGCTATTTGGCTCTGATCCTTCTGGGCGCAAGTGGGGGGAAAGGTAGCTTGCATCAGCACCCAAAGCTCGCATTGGCCGCACAACGGCAGTATCGTATGCTCCAACAACACCACGCGGAATCATCATGGCGCTATCGGTCAATATGGCTAGTGCTTTCTTGCTACCGCGCTTTGCTTGTTCCCATAAGTCGGACATAGCTGCTTGATCTGAGGTACGCTGTTCTTCTTCTGGACTGCTTTTAGGAGCAGGACCACCCTCGCCAAACGCAACGATACCGCCAGACTGATACTGTTGGGGTAAGTTGGACTGAGCACCGGGCAGGCCAGCCCCTTGTGGGGGCTGCTGCGGTTGAGCACCTTGTGGTTGTGGTGCCCCTTGCGCGGATTGCATCAGGCCGGGTAGGCCCATGCTCTTAGTCACTTCTTCGCGGGCGCTGCTCATCGCCTCGTCCTTCATGCCTTGGGCTACCGTTGGCTGCTGTCCAGCAGATAAGGCCATCTGATTCGCTGCCTGCTTCTTATCAGCCTGCAGTTTCTGGTACGCCAGCAAGTCAATAAGCTCCGGCGTCATGCCGTTAGTAGCCTGTGTGCGTTGCTCTAGCGCTTGGGGATTACCCTGATATGCACGGGCTACTTGGTTGACACTGCTGTCCGCGTGGCTGGGCATGTATGTATTCATTTTATGTCCTTATCGTACAACAGCAGGGGCAGGGGCAGCTACTGAACCCGCGCCCGAAATTACGTTGGCTGCAGCAGCGTACGGGTTATTTGTGATGTTGTAGCTTTGAGCAGCCAGTGGAAGACCTTGCAGCAGGGACTGCTGATATTGAACCATTTTGTATGGGTTATCGCGCTCTGCCTCAAACGCGGTTTTATCCGCGGCTACGCCTTGCTGGGTAATGTCACGCTGCGCTGCGCCTGCCGCCAATTGGGTGTTCAGGTTACTCAAGCCCGCAGTATTTTGCGCAACTCCGAGATTGCCAGCGGTGTTCGCCGCACTAAGTTCACCTGCCAGCGCATTGAGACCTTGGGTAGCGCCAAACTGTTGTTGGCCCACGTTGGCCGCTTGAGCCTGCATACTGCGACCTTGGTCAGCATTGAACTGATTCTGGGCGTTGGTATATGCAGTGTTGTAGCCTTGACCTGTAATATTGGCTAAGTTGGTGCCCAAGGCGCGTTGATTCTCACCCTGCAAGATGGCACTGCGACTACCACCGAAAGCCCCAGCCTGCGTCATTTTTGCAGCATTGCCCTGTTGGGTAATCTCAGACTGCCTACGAGCTTCGGCCAATTGTGGGTCCAGCGATTGTTTCAAGTACGGGTTCATGTACTGTGCAGCTTCGTTAGCGCCAAACGTTTGCGATGTGGTTTGTGTTCCGTTATATGGGCCAGTGGCTCCGTATTTAGCACCTACGTCTGCCGCGGTATTAGCTGCTGCGCCAATGGATGTTGGGACGGACAAGTTGGCAGCGTTCTGGAACCCTGTTTGTTGTAGATCGGAAGCACCGGCAGATAGTGGGCCTTGGTATGCTTGGTACGGTTGCTCAGATAGCGCCTGACCTTTAGCCAGCATATCCGTTACATAGGGGCCAGCCCAAGTCGACAAGTTAGACTCGGTACCTGTAGCACCAGTTGGAGCAGAGGTAATACCGCCTGCAACAAAGTTCACTACACCGCCAGCAGCGTATCCAGCCAGACCACCCGGTGTGAATTTATTGGGGTTGATTTCCTTGCCTTGCTTCTTATTACCAGTGCGGGCTTGACGGATGTTGTCCATCATCTTATACAACTGTTTAGCGCCAGCGTCTGAGTTACCGTTACCTAAATGGCTAACCACATCGGCAGGGATGACAAACTCTCCGTGGCTCAGTGCGGCTTCTTGACCGTGGTCAATCCGTGCAGGCAGCTTGTCAGCCATACCGTCTGTGGAGCCTTGCAGATACCGTCCGTGGGCGGGTTTACCACCTGCAGCAAGACCCATCAATCCACCCTGCGCGGCTCTAACTGGAACGGGAGCAGGGGCAGGAACACGCCCATAGAATTTGTCTGAGGCAGCTTGTGACTGTGCAGGGGTCATAGCAAAAATGGGTTGGCTAGCGGTTGCACGTGCTTGATTTTGGGCGTTTAGCTCCGTTCCTTGAGCCAGCGCAGCCGCTCTAGCCGCATCAAGCCCTGTTGCTCCGGCGGCATTGTTTGCAAATGTAGTATCCGTGAAATATCGTTGACCGCCAGCACCGGGCAAACCTGCGGGATTTGCCGTCGGCAGCTGCCCACGCACGCTAGTGTATTTTGGGATACCGCCTTGGTACCCAGTTGGGTGTGGGTTATTGGCTTGGTTAAATGCGGTAATAGCTGCTACGCCTGTCAGACCGTCGCGTAAAATATTTTCCCAGTTTGTAGCACCACCGGCTGGGGTATACCGAGCTTTAATAGAGTCGTACAAGGACGATCCAAGTGTCGCCATCTTGCCGGTAACTTGGTCATACAGCGTGGCAGGGGGGGTTACGGCTAAATCGGCGGCTTCTGAGCCGTAGTCGTATATTTCTTCGCCGACGCCAGAATTGTCGTACACAGGATTTGACTCAGTGATGTAGTCACTTCCGTAGTCATATCCGGGATTTGAGTCCCCAACGTAGTCGTATTCTTCGTTCATGATTTTTTCCTTAGATACGCCATCAATTCTTCAATGGAGTCACCACCTGATTTTACGTTATCCTGCAGATTAAAAATACTAGTCCCACTTATATCATAGGGGTTGCCTATTTTAGCCCCGACTGTAGGCGTTCCAGTTAGCGTTTGGCTGTTTCCGTATTGCTGAGCAGGGGCGGGTGACGGTGTTGATGGTCTTGGCGCAGGGGCGGGTGACGGTGTTGGCGCAGGGGCGGGTGATGGTCTTGGCGCAGGGGCGGGTGATGGCGCTGGTGATGGCGCTGGTGATGGCGCTGGTGATGGCGCTGGTGATGGCGCTGGTGATGGCGCTGGTGATGGTGCGGGTGCTGGGGTTGTGCCTATGATATTCCCTGTACCGTCAGCTGTAATAGTGCTGCCATCGTCATGAGTCTGCGTAAATGTGCCGTCATCATTATTGGTCCATCCGGGGCCAGTTAGTATGCCCGTGCCGGGTGCGGGTGTTGGCTCGACTGCTGGTGCGGGTGCTGGCTCGACTGCTGGTGCAGGTGTTGGCTCGACTGCTGGTGCGGGTGTTGGCTCGACTGCTGGTGCGGGTGTTGGCTCGACTGCTGGTGCCTCGACTGGTGCTGGGGTTGTGCCTACGATATTCCCTGTACCGTCAGCTGTAATAGTGCTGCCATCGTCATAAGTCTGCGTAAATGTGCCATCGCCATTATTGGTCCATCCGGGGCCAGTTAGTATGCCCGTGCCGGGTGCGGGTGTTGGCTCGACTGCTGGTGCGGGTGCTGGCTCGACTGCTGGTGCAGGTGTTGGCTCGACTGCTGGTGC